CTCTAGGGCCTGTCTGCTGTTAAGACCTTCATCCATTGCCAAGCGCAACCACTTCAACGCCAGGCCTATCTCCGGCCTTCCCAACACTATTGCATGATCTATTGCGCTAAAGAGGTTCATGTGTGTATCCTTTGACCAACAAAACGCTAGATGATCTAGCTCCCGCTCTCATAAGCAAAAAACACGGTTTCCAACCTGTAGTTATTCCAACGTATCCAGTAAGTTTCCGCCCGTCAATGTATACCGTCACCCGTGTATCAGAGTTATAAGCGTAGATGAAAGAGGTATTTAGCTCACTCGTATCAAATGCAGGTCCAAATTCCTGCCGTTTCCTTTCAAGAAAATCTTCGTAGCGTGATTTCATTTTAGACTCCTTTGCTCACTAGCAGTATACCCCGTAAACCTTTACTTTCAAGACCTATTCTAGACCCAATTTTGTTAGGGCTTCACTCACTTTAACAATATTCTCTCTGCTGCTAGCATAGACTTCTTGACCATTCACCCTTATCAAAATGTTGGAACATTGAGTTACTTTGCTATAGTCCATTATTCCCCCTATCGATCTTAATAAAATCAAAATCGATACTGTATGCACCAACCCATTTACGACGCCGTTTGACTTCTGGACACCATATTAGAATAGTCCACTCACTAGATTTACGGGTATTCCACCTGTATACTCTAGGAGTCCAAAATTCCATGTAGCCGTGTGTTGTGGGAACCAGCATATCTTTCAAATCACTACGCTGTATGCACCTGTCTTTTTCGTTTTCAAACGGTTTCATATAACCCCCTTTCCTACACTCCAGTATGCCCTCTAGTCAATGCGATTCAAGCCGTGATGTGGGATAAACTCATACCTTCTCGACTGATCCAGGCTCTCTAAGGTGTAAATGTCCGGCATACGATCCTTCACGGCCCGACACTCAATCACTCTTAAGGTTAGGAACCCTACTTTGACCAGTTCCCCATTTGCCCAATTCTGTTTGCTTCGAGTAATCATTGTCTTACCTCCTTTCCTACACTCCAAGTATACCCCCAAAACCCTCAAATTACAATAGGTCTAAGGACTCATTTTACTTTGTTCCTTAGGGACTCAAAGAGTCTAAGGACTCAATTTCATAGGTCTTTAGTCACTTTCTTTACGGCTATATAGTTACTATACAAAGGTATACTACTACCTAAGGTAGACCATTTTGTATTTCATGAGTCGAAATATCTGTAAAGTGTTGATTATCAATGGTTTTAGAGATTAATAGTTTCACGAATTGAGGATGGTGTACACGCCATTTAGGCTGTTTTCAGGCCATAGAGTAGAGAGAGGGGAGTAAAGAGGGGTGAGAGTTTAGACCCAGGTTTAGGTTAGACTTACAACCTCACTTTGTTCGGTAGTGAGTGAACGGAACCCAAAGTGAAGTGAGCGAATAGATTGATGGTTGTTATAACTGATGTCTAGATCTAACTTAATAGGTCTTAAGGTTAGTATTGATTAAGTAGTCCTTTCGACCTATGGCTTACTGAATCCCATACAACCTTGTGTGGGTATTGAGTCTTTAGACCTCAGTTCAGTACACAACGCTTAACAGCACTAAACAGCAGTAGATGGAATATAGGTCTTTAGACTTATGTTTTTCAATGTGGACAATGGGTCTTATGGCCACAAGGGTCTTACGGGGAATAGGTCTTTTGGCCTTATTATCGAGACTTGGGCCTTTAGGCCTACCTCGACGGTGATTTGGGCCTTTAGACCCCTAGGGGACTGGACAACCTCCTCCCCATACACATTTATAGCCCCAGTAAACTGAGACCCTATATCTTAGGTTTTAAGTGACAGAGAAGTGACAATTTCAAGCATTAAATGGCACCCATTGCCCTTAACTGAGTATTAACTGAGGAGATTTATGGCAGATGAACTAAGGTCTAAAGCTGAGGTTACACCTGAGGTACAACAGATCACTCTGGGTGCTTCTATACAAGACCCTGCTGTGACGCCACAGATGGCTCCTGGTGAGACTTTAACCCCTGAAGTAGTCCCACCCGTGGAGGGACCCAAAGCACTGACAGGCCTAAAGAGGCCCTCCAGAGCGAAGAAGGAATTGACCAGAAAGAATAGAGCCTTCCTGGAACTCCTGCTCTCAGGTAAGCCCACTCAGGAAGCCTACACATTGGCTGGTTACAAGGGCGGCGGCAACGCGCCCTATGTCCTCCGGTCTGAACTGAAATGGGTCCTCCAGGAGATGCTGGCTGGACAGGGACTGGACAGGGTGGGGCTGAAGATGGAACTGAAGAAACTCCTGGCCCTGCCGGTGATCGAGATGCCGGTGACGGTGGAGCAGAGGCTAAAGATTTTGAAGTTCATGGACAAGCTCACTGAAGATCAGGATGCCAAGTCAGCCCCCATATCAGGCTTCCACGTCGAGATAAACAGCCCGTCTGCGGTGAACATTACTGGATCCCAAAATGGAAACCCCCACTCCTAAAGAGTACGGGGGAGGGGAACTTCCCTTTTCGATGCTTCTAGCCAGGATTATAGCCGAGAGGAAGGCCAAGGCAAAGACTGAGGAGACGATTAAAAAGGAGATTGCCAATTAACGTAAACGAATTCAACCACTGCGCGACTCCCCTCCAGAAGAGCGTCATTGCTTCCCTCGCAAGATTCCTGGTCATGGTGACAGGTTTACAGGCAGGAAAAACCACAACCGGCGGGATATGGACGTGTAATGAGATTTACAAACTGAAGGAGAAAGGGATTGTGGGAGATTTTCTGATTGCCGCCCCCACCATCAAGATTTTGGAACAGTCCACGCTCCCCAAGTTCGCTGAGGTCTTTCCTGCTGATTGGGGAGTCTGGAAGGAAAACAAGAAGATTTTTCAGTTGAAGTGGGGACCCCGAATCTACGTTCGCAGTACGGATGACCCTAACTATCTGGAAGGAATGACGCTGATTGGAGCCTGGCTGGATGAAGCAGGTCAGATGAGCCAGGAGGTATGGACCAATATCCAGGGACGCCTGTCTATTGCGAAGGGGCGTTGCCTGTTCACAACGACTCCATACTCTTTTGGCTGGTTTAAGCGTGAGGTCTGGAGAAAGATATCCTCCCTGAATGGGGTTGCCAACGAAACAGGGGATGAGAACTACGCAGGTTTTAACTGGGCCTCGATTGAGAACCCTGCGTTCCCCAGGGATGAATACGAGAGGATGAAGGCTTCGCTTCCTCCCGCCATTTTTGAAAGACGCTACAACGGAAAGTTTACGCAGCTTGAAGGACTGGTCTACCCCGATTTTAGTGAAGATGAAATAGTAGAACCCTTTGTAATCCCGATGCACTGGGAGAGACTTGGAGGGATGGACTTCGGACACACAAACCCAACTGCAATTCTTTGCATTGCGCGTGATCCCGAAAAGGACATCCACTATGTCTATAAAGAGTTCTACAAAGCCGAGAGTTCTCTGAAACAAATGGCTGACTTCATTCAGGACACCGGTCTGCCACGAGTGTTTGCTGATCCCCAATCAGCGCAGTTAATCAGTGAACTGCAACGGACCTATCACCTCAAAGGTGTGGTCCAGGCAGACAATGAGATTGATGTAGGAGTCCAGAGGCTTACCACTTTGTTCAGAGGAAAGCGTCTTAAAGTTTTCAAGTACTGCCAGAATTTAATTGAAGAACTGGAGAGCTATCATTATGGGCTACCGGATCGTGAGGGATCAGTCAAGGATAAACCGGTGGACAGAAAAAATCACGCTTGTGATGCGCTCCGTTATGCGTTCTCCCATGCTTCAGTCGTGCGTGCCATCAGGGGTCTTGACCCTCTTAACACTCTCCCTTCCAAACGCAGGGATTACACGGGTCAGGTTCGTAGGTCCGATCTTCGTCCTGACCCGACAACAGGGTATTAATAACTAATTTATGATTCAACCTGAAGATAAAACAACGACCGGCAATCCACTCGAAGAGAGAGCCGAGGATTTTACTCCGGTTCAGATGTCCATTGACCAACAGGCGGTCATTGATGACCTTGCGGGTAAGTTCACCAAATGGAGCATGTGGCGCAAGCCGTTTGAGGATTTGTGGAATAGAATCTATCGACTTTACTTCAGTCAGTATGACAGCACCAAAACTGCGACCAGGGCCAAGTCCTCTGTGCCGGTTGTCTTTCAGGTGATTGAAACAGCCTTGCCTAAAATCTCGAATGTCTTGTTTGGCAGTGATATCTTCTTCGCCGTTGTTCCCAGGAAGGATGCCGATAAAGATGTGGCTGATGTGATTAGGACGCTCCTCATGTTTCAGCTTCAGCAAGCAGATTTCTTCATTAAGTTTATGGATTTTGCCAAACAGCTTCTACTCTACGGAACCAGTTATTTCTATGTCTATTGGAAGGTACGCAGGGAATGGGTGGTGAGCAAGGTTCCCAAGCGTTATCAATTCTCAGTCTTGGGGCATAATTTTGGTTCAGTGCTGGAGTGGGAGACTAAACGTGAATATAAAGTTGTGGAGCGTCGTCCTGAAGTCGAAGTTTTGGATATCCTTGATGTTTTTCCAGACCCAGACGCCCGTACTGAACAAGATTCAAGCGGTTTGTTCGTACAAACTTGGTTAGGGGTTGATGAGATTAAAGAACTGGGCAACGGCAAGTTTCCGGTTTATGCCCATGTGGACAGTGACCAACTTCAGAATAAGGAATCAACTACTTACTCAACCTCAAGGCAGACTCGTCTTTCAGTGAGAGGCACTTCCAACGCTGGAGCAGGAGACAGTAATCAAGTACAGATTCTATCCTTCTGGGGAAAGTACGACCTGG